TAATTTAATATATAAGTATAATAAGAAAAGGAGTAAGAAAAGATGAATAAATACATTAAAAGAATAAAAAATGAATTAATACCATTTACAACAAATGCAATAACAACATTAGAATTAGAAGAAAATAAATTGCAAAAAGAATTAGAGGTACATGGTGAAATTTTTATTAAAAAAGAAGTTGAAGACATAAAAACACTTATAAATACAATAGACGATATTGATTGTGATATAGCTGACATATACATGGACGATGAAGAAGGAAATGTGGATAAAATCTATTATGAGCTTGGTGAAACTGTAGGACATTGGCATTATACGATAGATTTTAGAAAGATGACAATTAAAGAATATATAGAAAGATTAAAAGTTTTAAAAAAAGAAATGATAGGAGCAGTTAAAAAGTATGAAAATATATAAAAAAATAAAGGCGAACCCACTATAATACTCGTCTTAATATAAGGGTGGGAGGAAAGGAGATTTATATGAGTAAATACAGTAAATGTTTTATATGTAAGTATTATTATTTAGCATCTATGTTAAGTGCAAAATGCACAAAGAAAGGAACTTTAGTTCCTGGAGGTTGTAGTTGCTTTACAAAAAGAATGTAGCCTAGCGAAAGCTGGGCTTTTAGCATCTATAATAGGAGAATGGAGGTATAAAACATGCAAGAAGGAAAGGAAATGGAATTAGATATCACATATTTTTTATGTGAAGTTTTAGCAACAAGTAAAATAGCTTATAAACATATAGATAAGCTATATAGTCAAAATAAAGAGAAATATCTTAAATTAGCTAGAAATCATAAATATTACAAAATCGAGCTTGATGGAACGATTGAACAAGAGTTTTATTTTAAAAAAGCATTGGGAATTATTTTAGATGATGATGTAAAAAACACATCATGGCTTTTAAGAATGACTTATAAAAAGTCAAATCAATTAGTTAAAAACTCTAATATTGTCAATTTGAGTGATTTTTTAAAGCAAAATAATCCTAAATTTTTTAAAAATAACGAAATAGATGGATTTTTATTAGCGGTACTTGTTTTAGCACAATTAGAAGGTAAAGAAATTAATTTTCATGATGGATTATACCAAGACTTTTGTAATTCACTATTAGTCAGAAATGAATATCTTGCAAAAGATTATCCAATTTTATATAAAAATATAAGTAAAGAAGATAAAAAAGAGTTAAAAGATATCGAACTTAAATTTAAAAACATATATCCAGAATTTAATTTTAACGGATTTACTTATGTAATTTTAGAAGAAGGTAAAATTATGCTTGAAAAAATGACAGAAGAACAAATATTTAATGTTTCGTTTGAATATATTTATGATCTAGAGGATATAGCATTACCTTCTTTGATAAATAACGAACTAAAAGATAAAGAAATTCAAGAATTAATTTGTTGTTGGAATTTAACACATAAAGAAATGGACTATAAAGAATTATATAAATTTTTAGGTCCTGCTTTACAAATTAGATATTTACTTAAAGCATATAAAGAAGCTAAAAGATATTGTTTTTCTAATTTAAATGAGGATTTAAAAGAATTAATAGAGAAAAAAGAATCTGAATTAAGTCGAGTAAGAAAAGAAAATAACGACTTAAAACAAGAAAATGCCCGTCTAAAAAAACAATTAGACGAAGAGATTAAGAAACTAGTTGAAGAAAATACTCGATTAGAAAAGAAAAATAATCACTTATTAAAATCTATCGAAAATCAACCAGATGTAGAAGATGAATTACATCAGTTACGAAATTTAATGTTTAATTTATCTAATTGTGAAGATACTCCGCCTACTAATAATGAGGTCGATATAGATAAGTTAAATAATTTGAATGCTATTTGTTTTGGTGGAACTAATAACTGGATCAATACAATGAAGGAAGTTTTACCTAATTGGACCTTTATTGCTGCAGGTGTAGAAAACTTTGATGTTGCTTTACTTAAAGGTAAAAATTACATATTCATAAATACAAAAGTAAATTCTCATGGTATGTACTATAAAGTTATAGAAAATAAGGATAAAAACAGTAAAATAAGATATATAAATACTACAAATAGAGATAGAATTCTAAGAGAAATAGAAAAGGAGATAGAACAATGACAATGGGTGAAAAAATAAAAACAGCAAGAAAAGAAAAGGGATTAACTCAAAAAGGACTTGCTGAGTTGTTAGAAGTATCTGTAGATACTATAAAAAAATATGAAAGAGGAGATAGAACTCCAAGACCAGAAACTTTAAAACAACTGGAGGAAATTCTAGGAGTTAAACTCTTTGAATTAATAAAAAACAAAGTCGTATTAGCAGAGTTTAAAAATACATCTGCTAGAGTATCATCAATTCCTAAAAGTTGGTTAAATGAATTAGGAATCAATGAAGAAAACAGAAAGATAGAGTTATCATTTGATAGAGATAGAATAATTATAAGAAAAATGGAAAATTAAAATCAATATAAGACTAGAATTAGAGTAAAACTGATAGTTCTAGTCTATTTTTATGAGAAAAATAAAAAATTAAAAATAAGGTTGACAATAAACGGGGGTTAATATACAATATAAGTATAATAAATAATAAGAAAAGGGGTAAGAAAGATGAAAAGAAATTTAATGAAAGAAGCTCATAAAATGACAAAGGAAATAAAAGAACAATATCCAGAAGTAGATTATCAAGCTCAATTAGGTTTATGCTTATCTTTCCTATCTCAAAAAAAGGAGGAAAAAGAAATGGTAGAATTAAAAGGTTCAGAAAAACAAATAGCTTGGGCTAACAGCATCAGAGAAAACTTATTTAAAATGTTGGAAGAAGCTGTACAAGTAAGTCAAACATCAGAAGATGCAATAAAAATTGCGAAAGATTATATCTTACAACAAGATCAATCTGTATGGTATATTGATCATGCGAAATTCATGACTAGCAATTATTGGTTTGAACATAAAAAGGCAGCAGGGTTAAAAAGTATGTGTATATACTTATATCATGAATATTTTGACTTTGATGATAGCGAAAGTCGTAAAAGTTTTAAAGCTTTAAGTAAAGCATTTGAAACTTTAGAAAATAAATAAAAAAGAAAGGATGCAAAAATGAAAAATACAAAAATAAAAGAATTAGAAGAAATAAAAGAATTTGTAAAAAATAATTTTAAAAAAGAAAAATATAATGTTTATATTGCAGTGGATGATTTAGATGTTTCTGCATACGATTGCAGAATTTGTCTTGATAAATACGAAGAAAATTTAGAATTATTTGCAACAAATATTTCTATAAATATAGAAATAAATGACGTAACTGAAATAAATGGCTCTACTAACAACGGTACGATAAAAACAAAGAGTGGAAAAATTTTATCTTATGCTTTGTTGTACCGTCCGTGGGAAAAAGATATTGACAAAATTTTTACGTTTGCTGAAGCATCTGAAAAATGGGGACTTGATAGTAGTACTCTTAGAAAATTAGTATTAACTGATAAAGTTGAAATTGGAGAAGATGTAAAAAAAAGCGGTAAAACATGGTTAATAACAGGAGAGTGTATGAATCGCCTATACGGAGAACCTAAATAATAAGAAAAGGGGTAAGGAAGATGAAAATATCTAAGAGAAAATGTTATGAAATTGCAAAAGAATTTTGTGATTTAGAAAATGATTATCTAATGGGTATTATATATAATAATGGAGAATTAGAAATCGGAATGATAGTTCCAGATTTGCTAGAAGGAAAACAATTATTATATAGATATGATCATTTTATTACTAAGCCAACTAAAAAGATGTTAGCTGAGCATTTATATAGAATAATCGAAAATGAATATAAAGAAAGCTAAGAGGTTTAATCCTCCTAGCTTTTTATTTTTATACAATGCACACTTCTTTACAATCAGGTCTCCAATATGGTGGGATTACTGGCATTTTTTTAAGATTGAAAGTGAAGTCTTTTATATTACTAGCATTTTCTTTAAGAATATCGTAAATTTCTTCATACGGAATATTTCTCATATTTTTATTTTCTTTATTTAACACACTTATATTATCTTCAATCTCTTCAAACTCCCAAAATCGCACTTCTCCATAACCCTGTGAAGGTTTCTTTCCAAGATAAAAGATGTAATTTTCTAATAGATATTTAATTCTTTCCATATCGCCTCGAACGTAGAAAGTTAAAGTTTTTACAGATTTTAAAACTACGGGTATATGATAATTTTTAAAATATCCAGCACCTAAATCAACTCTATGTTTAGCTTTTCCAGTAAATTTTATTAGATCATCATTCTTCACATCAAATCTTTTGGACCAGCTAGAAATAGTTTCTCTATCATTTCCAAAACCATAGCTAGTACAATAAACACCATATTGCTTATCAAGTACTTTAGACAACATATTATCTACTTGTTCTTTTGTACCATACTTATTTGAACCGACGTAATAGTCATCTTTAAGTAAATCTTTACATATAGCAGCACTTATAATTGAATCCAATATAATATCATCTATAGCACAAAGAGGGCTTCCTAAATGTGCTATTACTTTGAAATTCTTAAACATATATTTTGTCCCCCTCTTAAACGTAGTTCTTGATTTCTGGATAATGTTGGACTAACTTTTCAAATTGCTCAGGATAATTTCTCTTTATAAATACTGCTGAACCTTGGTTTAATAAATCTTTTGCAGTTAGATAGCCTAGCCTTATCCAACCTTCGTCAGTACAATTGTATTTTAATCTCGTATCTACTTTTGAGTAAACAGGATGAACAGGAGTGTTATACATATAAGTTAATGCTGCTATATCTTCTAATTTATACCATGCAAGTGGATAGCATATATTACAGAATGTAGGTACATTAGAAGTAAAAGTCATACCATGTGCTTTTACTGCTTTCATTCTTCTTTTACTTTCATATGCTCTTACACCTATAAAACTTAAATTTCTATTATATGTATTAATGCAATTCTCTATAGCATCAAAGAAATAACCTTGTTTTCCAAATTGCTTTACAACTGAATCATCCAAAACTTCAAAAGCGGATACTGGAGAAGTATCTAAAACAAGTTTTATTCCTGTTTTTTTAGATACCTCTTCCATAATCTCAACTGTTCCTGGATAAGATGCATCACTAACATGACCCCAAAGTATAATATTTCCGTTGTAATTATCTATATCATGTTGAATTACATCTGCAATCAAGAAAGCCATTACAACACTATCTTTGCCACCACTTAAACAAATATAAGGTTTATCATGTTTTAGTAGTTGTTCTTTTACAACTTCTTTTGATTTAGACAATTTTCTAAGAAATTGATTTGAAGATGACCATATCGAGCCTATTTCTAAAAAATTATCAAGTGTCATTTTTATAATTTCCCTTCTAGATTTCTAAGCCAATCTCTTATTTCATCTTTATTTTGTTCTAAATAATCATAGTACAGGCTAGAACCTTTACTATTTTCATATGTAATTTCAACTTCACCGTGTCCTGTAGCACTTTTACCACCTATATAAGGCATTTCTTTGAATTTATCTATTATAGATTCTAAACAAGATTCTTCTATATCGTTAGAATTTTCTATTACGATAGAAGAAATTAATTTAGCACCAGCACTCAATGCTTGCATATCGTATTTCATTTGAACTGGATTTTCTTTTTTATCTTTCTTATCTTCAGAATCTTGTATTAAATCACAATTAGTAGATTTTAGATCATCACGTCTAGTATAAAAGATTTCTTCTAGCATATCATAGAAAGATATATCACTATGTTTACCTGTATAATCTTCTGTTTCTTTACAGATAGGTTTAAAAATTCCAACTTTCATTTTACCTTCTGGAATTTGGTCCCCAATTGCACTACCAAATAAACTAAGTGGAGGGCATAAACGTCTCATTTCTCTTTTTTCTCCTATTTCACAGAAACGGCCACCACCTGTAAGAGTTCCACCAGTAAAAAGTAAATAATATAATTTAGGACTTATACCTTCCTCAGCTATACCTATTTTTTCTAAGAAGTCTCTCATTGCAATACGTCTCATAATCCCTCTAAAAGCATTACCACTATAAACTGGTATGTCTATAAATTCTCCATCATATTCAAATTTCATACATCTAGCTATTTGCATAGTACCCATTCTTTCATCTCCATAGTGCATAAGTGGGCTTAATAATTTCAAAGTAATATCTTTTTTCATATCCTAATCCTCCTTATTTGCAGCTTCTTTTTCTCTTTGCATTTGTTCTTTTCTTATTTGATTTTGAAGTCTAAGTTTCAAAATTATAATTTGAGTTTCAGAACGATAGCATTTTAATATTTGTTTTTTAACATCTTCACTTAATTCTGAAATTTCACTAATCATAGCAAATCTAAGACTTCTTACATCCATTTTTCTACAAAGTTTTTCTACAAAAGTTTCGTAACTAGTAGTTGTCATAGCAGTTGATTTCACTTTAGCTGTAAATTCATCCCATATTCCAAGTGCTCTGCTACCTTTTACCTTATCCCAGTCTATTTGCGCCCAAATTTCAGATAGTGTTGAAACACAATATTGTTGTATATTTTTATCCATTTTACTTTTTATCCTCCTTATTTTGTTTTTTCTTTCTTTCCTTTTCAAGTGCTTTTAATCGAGCTTTCTCTTCCTTTTGAGCTTGTTGCTTTTGTTTTATATATTCGTTTCTACGTTCAGAATTTAAAATATATACAAGTAGCTCAAATTGATATGTCTTTCTATACTTCTTAAATAAATTTTCATATTCTATAAACTTTTCTAAACCAAATTGCTCAATAGCAATAGTAGAATAGTTTCCTGATAATATTTCGTCTTTTGAAAATTGGAGATAAGCATCATTGAGTTTGTCATACAAATATTTCATTTCTTTTGCATCAAATAGAAATTCCTTATCTTCTTGTCTTATGTAATACTTCGAAGTGTCTTGATTAACTCTGCATCTAAAAGAATTATGTTTTTTAAATGATACAGTAATGCCTACTACGAATTCACCTTTTACATATTTATCTAAGTCAAATAAATAATTCTCTATATCGTTTTTCTTTAGCAAATACAGATTATCTTTATCCGCAACAAAGCTATTTTTTCTTAAATCAGCATTTTTTATAGTTGATGCACAATCTTGACAGCAATTATTACCGTTTATATTTTTACAGAATTCAAAGTTTGTAAAATTACTACTGATAACTTTTTTTACAGGAATACCTTTTGCTATTTCACAACCACACAAAAAACAATTATCTTTTTCTTTAAGTTCTTTTACTTCAACTTTTTTACAGTGTTTAGCTAATATTTGTGTATTATTCACTTAATGTTACACCTCCTTTATTTCAATTATAACATGCTTAAATTACCAAAAATTTGCTATTTATTAAAACTTGATTAAATTAAAACATTGTATTTAAAATTCATTTAAAACTTAAAAAAAGTATGCTATAATTATATTAAGATGCATTAATTGTATCAAAGTAAAGGCAGTCTTTTCAGGACTGTCTTTTTTATTTTGAAAAAGGAGATATGTGAAATGAAAGATGTTTTAATAGTAAACTCAGAAACAGAAGATCTCCTAGATAATTTTAAAATAGAAAATGACGAAGAGTTAGTTATTCAGAAACAATCTAAAAAGTTAACTCCGAAACAGAAAAGATTGATTAATGAAAAAAATGATTTAAAAAAGTATTGCAACAAGCAAGGAGGCTTTGTTCATATGTTTTATGTAAATAAAAAGTTACTTTTCTACGATTTGGATATTGACAGAGCTAATATAGCAAGAATAATTTATTTAGCTACATATATTGATTATAATGACAGAAAAGAAAATTTGCTTATATTACATAAAAAAAATAATAAAGTAGAACATATGACAAAGAAAGAGATTCAACAAAAACTAGGATTAAAAAGAGATGCTTTTTTAGCTTTTTTAAGTGATATGAAAAAACACAATCTTATTTTTGAAGTAGAAGAAAAGTTTTATCTAAATCCTAAGTATTTTAGTAAAGGTGAAAATTTTTATAAAAATAAAGAGTATGTAAGAATAATGATTAATACAACTAGATATTTGTATGAACATACTACAATTAGGCAGCATAAAACTTTATCCTATGTATTTCAATTAATACCTTATGCAAATTGGAAATTAAATATATTATGTAAAAATCCTTTGGAAGTTGATATTGGAAGGCTGGATAAATTAAGTCTAAAAGATATTTGTGAGTTGTTAGGATTAAGTACAAAACAAAATTCAATGTATCTTTTTAGAGACAGTTTAAGAAAATTTCATATAAAGGTAGATGGGCATAAATATTATTTATTTGCATACTCAAAAGTATATGCAGGAGAAAAAACAAAAGATTATTATATAATAAATCCTCTTGTAATTTGGGGAGGAAACAATACAGAAGAAATAAAAGAAATAATTAATTACTGCTTTTTTAAATAAGGGAGATTGGTTAACCCTTATTTTTTTATGTTTAATATACTTATGAGTATTATAAAAACCCAGCTCGAACCGACAAAATTAATCCAAAAACCCAGCTCGAACCGATAGTATAAAAAGCCTTCAAAATATTGATTTTCTAATAATTATAAGACTTTTAAAGGTGCTTAACTCTTATATATTATATACAGAACAGAATTTCTCTTAATTGCCTACGGCATAAACCTCTATAAATGTTGCAAATTCAATATGTTTAGCTTATAGAAGGGGATAATATGAAAATAAAAAATGAAGATTACGAAATTATATGCGATACAAGGGAACAAGATACATTAATCCAAGATACTCTTATAAAAAATGGAATACAGGCCACTAGAGAAAAATTAAATACTGGAGATTATGCTATTAGATATCAAGGAGAATATATACCTAATATTTTAATAGAAAGAAAAGCAGGATTAGATGAACTGCTAGGAAACTTAATGGATCCAATAAAAGACGAAAATAAAGATAACCGTTTTATAAGGGAATTAAAAAGAGCAAAAGAAGCAGGAGTTAAATTATTCTTGCTTATACAAGACAAGGATTATTATATCAAACTTTTAAAAGGTGAATATATAAGCCATGTTCATCCTAACGCTAGCGCGGCTATGGTAATTTCATTAATGGCCAAATTCGATAATCTTCATATTATTGCATGTGATAGAAAAGAATCACCTTCAATGGTCCATAAAATTTTATATTATCACTTAAGAGAAGAAATAAAAAGGAAGGAGGGTAATTGATCATGCCACGAGAAAAAGATTCTAGGTTAACAGAAGACCAATTAATTGCAGCAGAACTATTAGTGTATGGTGCAACTAATAAAGAAGTAGCAGACCAATTAGATGTTTGTGAAAAAACTATAATGCGCTGGAAAAAAAGACCAGAATTCATGGAAGAACTTGATAGACAATATGAAGTTGCTAAAAATAAAGTTGACAATCGTATAATGAAATTCTCTAATCAACTTTTACAAAATATTCTCGACCTATCAAGATCAGCTAAGAGCGAGAAGGTTAGACTAGATGCAAGCATATACTTACTTAATAGATTGGCTGGCGCTCCAATTTCAAAAGTGGAAACTAAAACAGTTATTACTCCTGAAACTGAAAAAGAAAATAATAATGAACCTTCTTGGGATGACTTTAATGATTCAGATGTTATAGAAGGGAATGTAATAGATATAAAAGATAGTGAAATATCGTAGGGGGAATGTAGGGGGGCGCTTATCGCGGTCCGTATTTACGAGGTGTTGCCCTTAAAAAACTATTTAAATAGTTGATTTAATAATATTAAGCTATAAGAACTATTAAGAGAAGGAATATATTACCAATAGAATAAGGACAAATAAGACAAAGCACAACGTCTTAGAGGGGCGCACAGAGGGTATAAGACAATAGAGTGAACAGTAAGACCAGTATAGTAAAAGACAACAGCATTAATAGTACTCTATAAGGTATCAATACTTATAAGTTATGATACACTTTGACATAGTAAGTGATATCAATATGTTTACTTGTCTTATAACTTAGTGTCATAAGTAACCAGGTAAAACAGTGACCTTTCGGTGGAGTAGGGTACTCCAGGTAAGGGGGCGGTGCATTCTATACCCCAGTATTTTCAACGCGTGCGCCAAGGGCTATAGTGTTGCAATATATTTTTTGAAACCTGAGGGATAACAAGTAAAACAAAATCTCAAAAAATTCCACAAAAATTTTTTTAAAACTTTCGATAAGGGGGTAAGAGAATGCCTTTTGGAATTTACTCAATAACAAATGTAGTAACAGGAGATATGTATATAGGGCAAACAATTCAAGATTTTGAAAAAAGATGGAAAAGTCATATAAGTGCTTTGAATAGAGGTGACCATGATAATGACTATCTTCAAAGAAGTTGGAATAAATATGGCGAAGATGCTTTTAAGTTTAAAGCTATACATTATTGTGACGAACT